CCGCCGTGGCAGCTCGGTACTCTGCTGGTCGTCCATGGTTGATCCACGCTGTCGGGAGTCTATCTCAAGCGCCAGTATTCGGGAGTGCGCCCGTAGTAGCTGGTGTAGCCATCAGGCGATGCGACCCAGCTGAACGAGCCACGGCTGCTGCTGTTGCTGATGATCGAGCCGTTGTTCTGCACGATGCCGATGTGAGGGTAGGGGGGGCTGCCGTTGTCGCGCATGATGGCGATGGCGCCCGGCTCCGGGCCTGACAGCAGTGTGCCGCCACCGTTGGCCAGTGCCGCCCGGGCCGTGGGCACGTAGTTGCTGTTGCCCCAGGGCGGTGTGATGCCAGAGCTCCTGAGTACCTTGTTCACCGCATAGACGCAAGCGTTCTCGCCAGCACCAGGGCCGCCTCGAGTGTTCATGCCCTGGGCCTTACTCGCAGCTCCCGCGAGCAGCCGCGCCTTCTCGCTCGGCGCCTTGCTGTTGTTCGCCCCGGCGCCGCCGGCCCAGTCGGTGTTCTCCTCGCCCTTGGTGCCGCACTCGAGCGACGTGGTGTAACCACCGCCGGCCAGCTCGTGAGAAATCGACTTGACCACCCAGGTGCCGTCAACCAGATCGCGGAAGCCCTTCAGCGTCACCTCGCCGTCGGCGTTCACATCTGGCCGGCCAGGCATCTGCAGGCTGATGCGCACCTCACCCGCCTTCAGCGATTGCAGCCGGCTCTCAGCCGCCTTCGTTGCTTCCTGCTCATCCCTGAACAGCTGCTTCTCCTCGAACACCGGCAGCGGGCCCGCTTCGCCTTCCATCTTGATCTTCTCCTTGTTGGTGCTGCGGTCCAACCACTTCACCTTCACTTGGCCATAGGCGCCGCGGTTCTTCAGTGTCGCCCGCCAGTTCGTCACCTCGTTCAGCTGGATGGTGAATGCGCCAGCGCCTTGGGCCCGGGGCGTCACCACCAACTTGCCGTCGGCCGGCTTGATCGTGGCCCCGTATTTCTCCGCCAGGCGGGTGAGGAACGACTGATCGCTTTCGTTGGTCTGGTCCTCGTGCCGGATCGGCATGCTGCCGAGGCTGCCTTTGATCACCGGCTGCAGGCCGTTGCGCTTGGCGATCTCCTGCACCACCTCGCCCAGGGTCTTGCCGTGCCAGCTCTGGCTTCGCTGCTCCTTCACCAGCTCGGGTGCGGTCTGCGCAGCCGTGGCCTTGATCACCATGCTGCGGGGCCCCATGCCGAACTCCACCTCATCGACGGCGAAGGCGCCCATGTAGGCGGGCAGCCTGCCGTTGTCGCTGTAGCCCAGCCACACGCGGATCCAGGCGCCGGAGCGGGGCGCTGGCATCATGCTGCCGCGATCATCCACCGCGATCTCCAGGCTGTCGCTCTGCTGCCCCGCATGGTCGGTGATGCGCAGGCTGACGAACCGATCGGCAATCGCCTGCGTCACGTCGGTGCCATCGGCGACGATGCGGAAGGCGGGGGTGCTCATGGATCCCAGATGCGCAGCGTTTCGGTCGTCTCAGGTTGCGGCAGATCCGGCAGGCTGATCGTGACGCCCTGGGGGAGGATCGGCAGCAGCTCCGCCAGGTTGGGGTTCACGTTCAGCACTGCCTCAACGGTGCCCTGGGTGCGACCGTAGTAGCGGTGGCAGATCGCGTCGAGCTCATCGAACTGCTGGGTGACGTAGAGCTGTGCCATCTCAGCTTCCGGTGATGGTGATCAGTTGCTCCAGCGTGGCGGTGATGAGCGGATCGACGCGGAGCAGCTCGGAGACGGTCGCGGCGCTGGTGAGCAGCGAGCCAACTGCGGGGAGGTCAGCCGACTGCACGATGCCCAGCTGCTGAAGCGCGGGGGCACCGACGGCTGCCGCGGCATCAAGCGCCAGCGACATGCCGGTGGGCCCGTTGCCGCTCAGATAGGACTGCACGAGTGCCGGAGCGTTGATCCCGATCTGGGCCCATGCCGGCTGCTGCGCGGCGGGAATGCCGAGCATCCCGAAGGTGGCCAGGGCCGTCTCAACGTAGTCGCCGCTGCTCACCTGGCTGGCGATCCGTGCGCCGGTGCTGGCGATGCCAGCGAGCTGCCCCAGGCTAAAGCCCGATGTGGCTGCCTGCTGGGTGAGCTCACGGAACGACAGCGCCTGGCTCCAGTCGAGCGCACCGAATGCTGAGCCGACGCCGGTGAAGTTCGCCGCCTGGGATGCGGCGGAGGTGAGGCCTGCGAGCGGGCCTGATGGCTGCACGCTGAGCGGGCTGGCCGCCTGGCCGGGGTTGTCCTCGCCGTAGAAGACCAGGCTGATGTTGAACCCGATCTGCCTGGCGCCGCCGCCAGGGGCGAAGACGCCCTTGCCCTCGCGCAATTGCTTGATCGCCCACTTGCCGTAGACGCGGCCCAGGCCATCGGTGAGCATCAGGGGCTGGCCGTCGCGGGCGATCCCCCGCAGCTCCTCCATGGTGCTCTGCCGGCCGCTGAAGCCGGGGTAGAGCACGCCATCCAGGGTGATGGTCTGGCTGCCGGGGCCCACGAACTGCTGCGCTGGGTCGCGCAGGATCCGGCCCTGTTCCTCCCAGCGGTAGTCGGCATTCCAGTCGAGCGTCTGCGGTGCGCCGTTGGGCAGATCGAACTGGAAGCTGCCGAGCTGGAAGAGGGGCCTGCTAGTCATTCAGTGCCACCCGGTAGTCGCCGTAGGCGCGGGCGATCAGATCCTCGAATGCCATGCGCACCTGATCGCGGATCGTCATGGCATCGCCGCCGCCTGCATGGATCGTAACGGGGGCGTGGATGGTGACGCCGCCGCCGCCGGTGACGGGCCGTGCGATGCGGGGGATGATCGCGCCATCCATGCCAGGAACGAACAGCTCACGGCGCCGCTCGCCAACGACGTAGGGCTGGCCGGCGCGGACCGAGCCGCCAGCTGCGCGGCCGGGAGGTGTAGCCGGCTGACCAGCAGCAGGAGCAGCTTGAGTGCCGCCGCCGAAGATGCCGGAGATGTTGCTCCATGCGCCACGGACCCAGCCAACCAGCGTGCTGAACCTGGCCTTGAGGCCATCGATGATCGAGGTGATAATCCGCTGCCCGATGTTGCTGCCGGTGAACAGGCGGATGATCATTCCCGGGATCGGGAACATAACGCCCAGCACCCTGGGCCCCCAGGCTCGGATGATGCCCACCGCTTGATTGAAGACGTTGCCGATCCAGGTCCCGAAGCTGCCCCAGAGCGAGGTCACACCCTGGAACACTGAGGCTGCCGCGGTTTTGATCGTGCCCCAGTGGGCAACCACCATGCCGATGGCGTAGCCGATCCCCAGCACCGCTGCGGTGACGGGCCCCCCGAGCACACCGACTGCGGCGACCACGCCAGCGATGACGGGTAGCGCCACGGTTAGGCCGGCGAGGACGGCGCCGACGACGACGACGCTCTTGGCAAGGGCCGGGTTGGCAGATGCCCAGTTGGCGATGCCTTCCACGATCGGAGTGATCTTTTCCGCCAAGCTGGTGAGAGGTGGCAGGAGCGCGTTGCCAACGGTGATGCCCAGACGCTGCGCGCTGTTCTGGAAGCTCGCCAGCGTGCCAGCAAAGGTCTGCAGCGACCGCTGATAGTCACGATCCACGGTGCCGGCCGCGGCCGATCCGCCCGCGTCGGCCTTCAGCCTGTCGTACTCCTTCCGGTACTTCATCAGCGACATCAGGGCCAGCTTGGCCTCCTTGTCGCCAAAGATCTGCGAGAGCTTGAACACGTCGCCGCCGGTGACGCGCTGCAGCTCAGCAACGGCCGCCTCCATCGGGTTGATGCCCTTGTTCCGTGCATCGGTCATCACCTGCTTGATGTCGACGCCGAACTTTTTAAAGTTCTTCACCGCGTCCGGCGCGGTCATCTTCATCAGCGCATCGCTCAGTCGCGTTGCAGCCTGGGCGGAATCAGGGGCGTTCTTGCGCACCATCTGCATCATGGCCGCCAGCTCAACCGCGCCTTTCTTGCCGGTGATCCCAAGGTCGCCAGCAGCAGAAGCGATGGTGGGCATGAACTGCGCCATGTCCCGCAGCTCGAAGGCGCCCTGCTTGCCGGCGAATGCCAGCGCATCGAACGTCGCCTTGAGCTCCGTCGGCCGGATCTTCAGCGCGTTCTGCAGCTGAAAGCCGGTCTTGGTCACGTCGAGCAGATCTGACCCGGTGGCGGTCGCCACTCGCCCGAGCGTCTCGATCGACGCGGTTGCGTCCTTCAACTCCAGGCCCTGGGCAACCAGGTCTTGGATGCCCTCGGCCAGCTTGGCCGGGCCCAGGTTGGTGGTGCTCCGGCTGGAGAGCTTGAGGATCTCGCCGCTCAGCGTCTTTAGCTCACCCTGGCTGGCGTTGGCGGTCTTGCCGATCTCCGTCAGCACGCCCTCGAAGGTGGCCGCCACGCGCACGCTGGCCGCCATGCCGACACCGATCGCTGCAGCACCCGCCGCGGCCTGCTGCCAGAGCGCATTGTCGAAGATCCCCTTGAAGCCCTTGCGGCCAGCGATCGCCGCATCATTCAGCTTGCGGTTGACGTTCCGCCCGAAGCTGCTGACCTGAGTCTGAGCGGAACGGAGCGACGCGCCGAGACTGGCGGCAATCTTGCCGCCGATCTCAACCGTGATCTTCTGCGCACCGCCGCCGATCATTTGCTTGCCACCTGCTTGTTGATCTCAGTCTGAACGATCTGGGCTTGCTTGAAGTAGGCCCAGAACTCATCTGTCTCCAGGTCGAGCACTTCGGCCA